ACTCATGTTTAGAAAGTCCAGTTTGAAATAGCCCCGTGATTCTGCTGTTTCATAGTCTATGGCAGCACAATGATTCACAGGATCTTGTGGAATGTCTGTGACATACACTCCTGAATTGTGGCGTCTGGGTCGCCCGTCTGTGATCTGCCGTGCAGGTGTGTGCTGAATCAGTTTCAGTATATCATCTCGATCAGCAAAGTCAATGTCAATGTCTGCGCTCATGTTACTATTCTTTATACACAGTTTCAATATATTTTATCAAGGTATCAGCAATAAATCTATTAGATAGTATGCCCGGATGAATATTGTCGGTCCCTAAATCTAACATGTAATTTTCCATCCAACTTGCAGGAACAAATTCTGACATATCATAAAAATAAGTTTGGTCTAGTTTGGAATAAATCATTTCATCTTTGTAGTTTATCAACCAAAAAATCAGTTTTATTTTTTTTGCTCTGGCAATAGAAATCATTGCTCTAATTTTAATCAGTAACTCATAAAATAAAAAATCTTTGTGATATATTTCCACCATCAGACGATTTAGTATTGAATCATTCTCAACAAACCGTACTTTTCGTAATTTTTGATTGGTATCACAGTAATGCAATCTATCTAGATTGGTAAGCTGAATTACCACAAGTTGTCCAGGATAAAAATCAAGTTGGGCATAGCGATCAAATATCAAACTATTACTGCCAGCAGAGACTCCTAAATTTAATAGTTCTTTATCAAAATGTTTTGCTACTATCGAAGAGTAATGTGTATTTGAATCCGGTAATCCATCGCCAGCTGTAAAACTACAACCTAAAAATACTGCATGATTTTCTTTTAAAGAAAAGTCTGTACTCCAATTGTAGACATCAAATTTTATCTTGTCAAGATTTACGACGTTATTGTATTTTAAGTTGTAATCTTTTAACCAGTTTAAAAAATCATAGTAACTGTCCGAATCTGCAAATTCGTCAACAGATGATTCGGCCCAGTACACAGCATCGGCACGACCAAGAATAAATTCAAGTTCAGTCAAATCGACAATGTCACCAATTGATGTGTGCCCAATCGTGTGATTATCCTCGCGGCATGTTATTAATGTGCTAGGTGATATATCGATTTGTTTATAATACAATGAAGTTTTGATATCGGTACTGCCTACAATAATAATCATGTTACCATCCTGCTTGTTTCAAAATGTTCTTGGCATAGTACTGATCCTGAGGCCTGTCTTGAAATCGCTTTTGCCAGGCATCGCTGTCAATGTAGGGCCATATCATAGCCACCTGTGTAGCATCTAGTTCACTTAGAAACTTCTGCCCCGATTCCGAATTGTAGATTACCCAGGGACTTATTCTGCCTGCTGTGACAGCATAGCACAACACATTGGTGTTGCCATAGCGTAGGCAATCATGTGCAGGGCTGGCGTTTTTTTCTGACCAGTCCATGCCAAACTCTATGGCTCGGGCCAGCGCATCGTCCACTGCTTCTACCTTCAAGTGATCCACTAGGTATTCGGTGTACACCTTGTCACTGCACCAGTGATCAATCTTGCGATTGTGCTTCAACAACCAGGCCATGAACCTGTCCGGGTTGATCACTCGAGTGTTTACACAGTAGTGTCCAAACTTCACAAACGCACGATAATAACTGCTTTCACAAAATGTATCGTGTGTTTTGTTTCTGGCCGATCCTGCCATGCTTTCATAAAAGCGTATGTAGGCTTGAAAACCCAGTCTTGGTCCCGGTTCGTCACGCTCGCGTTGTCGACGCCTGGGCTCGCACATGTGCGCTTGTATAGATGTCTCTCTCACAAACTCTTTTTTGCAGTATTCACACACATGAGTCATGCTGATTACTTGTTGGTGTTGCCTGCGTCTCGATTGTATGCGTCTAGTTCTTTTTGTGTGACCAACTGTGCCATCACATCAATCTCGTCGTCTTTGTAGGTGGGATAGATTTCCATCAAGGCTCGGCGCTTGGCACTGAGCCCGGCTTCTTTTTTCCGGGGAGCAATCCAGGGATGTCGCTGCGGTCCCAGGCCCGGACTTACGGCTGTGGCACATAGCCATTGCAGTTTGGGATGGCGACCTATGTCAAAAAAGTTCTTGTTGAGATAGTGATTGCAGCTCTGCACGTAGTATTCTTGCAGTTCCTGACTACCTTCCACTGCTGAACCCCATCGCAACATCAAGAACGTGGAGAATTTCTTGCGCTCATCTAGATCAAGTTCATCATAGAAGTCTCTGTTCTTGGCATCCAGTTGGCGCATCTCGTTTGAAATGTGTAGTTTATCCATGAATTCTTTCAAATTGGTATACCGGGCATCCCACTTTCTGACTCAAAGTTCCTGGTAAAATCTGTTTCATATGCAATCTGTAACCAAGATTGGTCATGGCTGTTACTATAATATCTTCATCAATGGTTATCACAATTCCACAGGTCTTTCTTTCTGACACTGTGTGTCTCATGCCCGGATCATTGACCAATTCTCTGGTCCATTTGAAAATTTGTCCAGGATTGTCAAGCAAGATACTCTGGGGATCGCACTGGTTCACCAATTCCTCCAGCAGCAACAAGGGTGCATGACTGTGATAAATCACTCCCATGACTATGGCCACATCCACCTGCCCAACCAGGCCCATGTTATAATGCATGTCCCCAAGCAACACATTGCATGATTTTAGCTTGGGGTTTGATCGCAGCTGATCCACTGACTGTTTTCTTGCTTCGATCAAAGTAAGTTGTCGAGGCTGATGGTTCATGATTCTCTCACTTATCCATCCGTCAAACGGCCCAATTTCCACTACAGATTTATCTTTGCACACATGCAAAAAATTATCATCAATGTACTGCCAAACGTCCTGCCCCGGAGCGTCAGCAGTATTGATAAAATTTACAGCATCACTCATTGGTTTTACTCAGTTGGTAAATCATTATAGCACGTTCCAGGGCGTCTTGTAAAGTGGGATTGGTCCGGGCGGCACGTCTAATGTTACCCCAGAGTTTATCTTCTTGAATGTGATCCGTCAAGGGCCTGCCATCTGAAGTACGGTAATCATAACCCACTACCTCACGATCTGTAGCGCCAAACTCTCTTCTGAACACTGTGTCGCCATTGCGTTCATAAATGTAGGTGGCACCTGGTTTGAGCTGTCCCATATTACCAGGCCTTGTTGTAGTCCACAATCTCACAGTTACGGCTGACGTCTTTGACAAAGTACACACAGTCAGGTTGCTCAGCATCGTTGATGGGCACACACAGCATCTGTCCATTCTTGAGCTTGGGTGCATACCAGGCTACTTCTTGATAAACGTCGATGATCTCAATGGACGGAAAACTGGGTCGAAAGCTGCTGAGAGGATTGAACTGGAACACCCTGAATCCGCGATCATTGATACTGGTCAAGGGCAGCATTTCTAGGTCGCCCAGATCAGGTTCACCAATTAGAATTTGCCAGTCCACGGGCATTTTGATTCTGGCATCACCTATCTGTAGCACCAGGGCAGGTGCACCGAAACTTTCTAAAAATATCAAAGGAATATAGTGATAGTCTGGATCTTGTGGGTTGCTGTTGTCCAGAATGGCAAAACGCATGTCATCCACTTCATCGGGCAAATGATCTAGGTCATAGGGTTTGTTGTCAAGAGTTAGTATACGCATGATTTTATTATACGGAGTTTGTCAATCAAAGTCAACCGTTGAGAGTATACGGGTGACTTCATTGGCCATTCGTTTTTGCCAGGCAGGATCGTCAGTATGAAATCCTGGACTCATTTTGAAACCCTGGTAGGTGGCCAAATTGGTGCATTCGTGTTGGGCAAATTCTCCCAGTAGATCTCTGACCTCAGGACTTGACGGATACGGTAACTCAGCCAAATTGTTGAACAAACAGTTCAGAGAGTAGGCAAATGGCAATCCGCGCTGCCGACACTCCAACAACATGCATCTGGCCTGAACACAGGCCTTGAACAACAGCATCTGTTCATCTGCTGTGGCCCGATAGTAATCCACGGCCAGACGCTGATCTGCTGTCAGATCTGTGTGTGCATTGGTTGTCCAGATTCTATTACTGTAATCTTTTTCGGCGTCTAGTCTAAATTCAAGTCTATCGGGCGTGGTGAATCCCAGTACCACAGCATCTGGTTCTAGCTTTAGTCCTTGAAAAAACTTCCAGGCAACTATGCCATTGCTGGATCCTGAAACAGCATGCATCAAGATCTCATATTCAGGCAGCATTTCGCTCCAGTGCTGTCCTGGATACTCAGCATCGGGATGCATGAAACTGTCCCCTACCACCAACAACTTCTTTTTCATTTGATCTTCATCCACTCCAGTTTTTCTGCAGAGAATGGATAGTTGGCTTCTTTGTAAAAGGCCTTGCGCTTGGTCAAGTGACGCTTGGCAAACTTGCAGGTGCTGGTTATGTCCCAGATTTCCACATGATCCTTGTCTTCGGCTTTTCTAATGCCACGTCCAATACTCTGTATCACACGCACAAAACTCTTGCCTGGTTCTACCAGCACAAGATTAAAGATGCGTGGTATGTTGATACCCACAGCAGCCACACCATAGGTGGCCACAATGATCTTGTCTGTGGCATCGGCCACCTGATTGTATTCGTCCTGGCGGGCTTTTGACTTGGTGGCACCTGACACAAATACTGCTTTGTCGCCCAGACGCTCTACCAGTTGTCGTCCGCATTCAGTCCTGTCTACCAGCACCAGGGTGTTGCCTGTTTCGTTTACCCGGCGTATCAGGTCGGCCATGGTGTCCAAGCGTCCTGACTCTTCCAGCAGGTACTTGAGCTCGCTTTGATAGTCCCGGTACTCCACATGATCCACCAGTTGCACAATGTTCACATGACACTGCGCCAACACACCTGCGTCTTGTAGTGTGCTGGCACTGAGTTGACTGACCACTGGACCCAGGCTGACCAGCAGAGCCTGGCTTTCAAACAGCTCTTTTGGCACTGTACCTGTTAGCCCCCATCTTAGCGGAATCTGGCTCATGGCGCCTGTCAGCAAGGTCTTGAGTGCATCAGCCTTGGCCATGTGAACCTCGTCCACAATCACACACACCACGTCTTGTATGAACTCATGAATGGTTATTTCTGCCTAGCCGCTCTTGGTCAGCTTCATCATGTTGTTGAGACTCTGCCAGGTGCAGATGGTATGCTGGCAGTTGTATTCTTTTCTGTCGCCAAAATACACGCCCACATCCAGACCCATGTTGATGTAGTCTTGTTCAGTCTGTGTTACCAGACTCTTGTTGGGCACAATCACAATACTTCGACCATGGGCGCTGACTGCATCACTGAGTGCTGCTGTGATAATGGTCTTGCCTGCGCCTGTGGCCACTTCTTGTATGCACTGAGGATTGGTCAGGAACTTGTTGATGATTTCCACTTGATAGTCACGCAGCACCATGGGCTGGCCTGCTGCCGGATGCCCCTGGGGCCACAGCACATGACCGTAATGGTTCTCAGACACTGCTGCAAAGTCAAATGTGGTAGTGTATTCGCGCTGATCATCCAGTACCGGACTGTAGTCAAATCGGTCAAGTATGGGCATGATCTCAGGCAGGAGATTCACATAGGTGCTGCCACCCAGTTGAAAGTAGGCTATCTTGCCGTCCCAGCGTCCCAGGCGCACTGCGGGCAGGTAACGTGCTGCTGGGTTCTCGTACTTGAAGGCCGTGACCAGAGCCTTGCGGCAATCCAGATCGAGTCCTTCTATCTTGATGTTGACTTCATCTCGAATTACTATAGTGCATTGTTTCATTTGATTATTATATACAATTTGTTAAAAATTTACAACCTTAATATTTTTCAACAACTGATGCTGAGAGATCATGTTTATGATTTGTTCTTTGGGCTGGTCATTGATCAGTTTTCCTAATGTGATACTTCCCAAACTCAATTTAGGATCACGTTTTCTATATCCTTGTGATTGAAAAAAATCTTTGTTTTTGTCATAGTAGTCCCAGATATTTGTTTCAGTGTCTTGAATTTCTTGACAAGAATAATTTGCAAATCTCACAGTAAAATCAAAACACATGTGATGTTGTGGTACAAATGCGTCAGGGGCAATGTATTGATCATTGTCGTGCCACAAGTCGTATAATGTTTTGCCGATTTCACAATAGTTTAGCCGCAAATCTCCCCAGTCTTCGTGCAACGTAAACAAATCAAATTCGTCATCAGTTATCAAGTCTCGGTAAGGTTTGTACTTCCAGGTAGCAACGAATCTAGGAAATGTATTTAGAGTTTCATAACGGTGTATCCAGATGTTCAAATCCCCCAATGCATTCTGTACTTCAACTGGAGCATTACAAAAGAATTCATTAACAGATTGTTGATCATACAGCCCATGATAAACTTCAAATATATGATGGAGATAATTGAGATCATCCTGAGTAACAATTTGCAAAATATCCCTATCTATTAGGCCTGGAGAATAATTGTTTATAATTCTAACTAAACACCGCAAATGTTCAACCACTCGATCATGCGTGTATTCTGAATTGGGAAAATTATAAAACCGTTTGATATCATCCCAAGGTTGCCCTGCGTCAATAAATAAATTTAGGTGTTTCAGCCACTTCTGTGTTATACTTGTATCAACAAGATTAAATTGTAAATCATAATCACTGTGATTATTAGTAAGTGTAATAACAACTTTTTGTATAGACATAATATGGAAATAATTGATGTAGAAATTATTGTGCAAGCACAATTTTGTAATGAATGGCCTTGGGTAGAGATTCGCAGTAGTGAGCATATTTATTTTACCGGAAACGTTGAAGAAATGCAAGTGATTCGGTTCACTATCCCAGCACAGAATGTGAATGAAATAACACTGTATCATAAAAACAAACGATTCGGAACAGACGGCATTTGGGATGTTGAAGTGATTGATGACAAAATTGTAAAAGACCGTGCTGTAAAATTATTAGATTTCAAATTAAATGACGTCAGTATCAAGTCTTGGATTTTTGAAACCTGCCGATTTATTACCGACAGTGGCGATTGCTTGCAAACTGATTATTTTGGGCACAATGGGCATATCAATATTGTGTTTAATTGTCCAGTATACGAGTGGATTATATGTCATTGTATAAAACCAAATGCCAATCCAAAATCCTGTGATTTTGTAGTCAATACCACATCTGAAAATTTGTTTGACTACACCAGAGATATCGAAGAACTCAATGAAATCGAAAGGATTCTGAATCAACATGCATATTTGTTTGATAAATTTACCAAGGTATGAGATACACCGACCGCCACTGAGCCTGGCGGTGTTGTCGGAGATTTGCAACCAAGAACGGATTGACTACAACTGTATTGATCTTAGTTTGCTGATTTGGCAATTGCTGCCAGACGATTTTGAAACTATAGACAACTATTGTATTACTCAACGAATTGATTCTGACGCCTTGACAAGATTAAAGACGTTGATTGATAGAGTGGTCAAACAACAAGTTGATCGTTATCCCAACACAGTGTTTGCGTTGTCTTTGTTGAGTGTTTGGAGTCAGCCAGTGTGTGAATTAATGTGTGCCAGCATCAAGGCTCAGAGCAACTGTGAAATATTGTTAGGAGGTCAGGGCCTGGCCGACGAATCATGGACGCAAAAACAGTTGTCCCAAGGCCTAGCCGACAGTTACATTGTGAACGAAGCAGAAATTTCTTTTAGACAGTGGCTCGGTGGTGTAAGGTCTGGTCCAGGCATAAACAATTATGACTTTAAACAAATTGATGATTTAGATCAACATGTTGTAATACCTGACTATAGAAAACTTCCAATAGATCAATACCCTTATCTTGGCGGTACTAGTTTTTTCATCACTGCCAGTCGCGGGTGTGTGCGTAATTGTGCATATTGTGATATTGGGCATCAATGGAAGAACTATCGTTATCGCAGTGCAGTCAGTGTGTTTCAAGAAATGATCACACAATTTGAAAGGCACCAAGTGACTGACTTCTTTTTTACTGACAGTTTAATAAACGGCAGTATGAAAATGTTGAATCAATTATGCGATCTGTTGATCGAATACAAACAAACTAATCCCCAGGCACAATTTACTTGGCAAGGTCAATATATTTTTCGTCCACGCAGTTCTGTCAATCTCAATCATATTAAAAAACTAGCAGCTTCTGGATTGAATTTTTTAGTTGTGGGGCTGGAGACTGGCAGTGATCGTGTGAGAATTGACATGAATAAAAAACACACCACTGACGATGCAGAATGGTTTCTAGAAGAATTTAAAAATTACGGAATAAAATGTAGGCTACTAATGATCACTGGATGGATAAATGAAACTGAACTGGATCATCAGGAAACACTACAACTGTTTCCTCGTTGGCAAAAATACGTAGCAAGTGGTACTATAACTGGTATTGAGTTAGGTAGCACATTGAGTATCCTGGAACATGCACCAGTGGCATTGAGAGTGCCGGATCTTGGTGTAGAGATGTTAAACAACAAAGGGTACCTGTGGTTTAATCCTACCAATCCCGATCTTACCATTGCCGAACGAATGAGACGTCGGGTTGAAACACACAGGCATGCCATAAAATACCATTGGCCTATAACACGCAGTTTGTACAGGTTAAGCACTATTAAATCAAACTTACTAGAAGCAATCGAATACCTTGCGTCAAATACCAAAAAGCATGTGGTATTCCCTATCAATCAGATCAAAAAAACAGGGACCTAAGTCCCTGTAAAATCTGGGCAGGAGCCAACCTGGGCCCAGAAAAACTTATCTCATTGTGCTGGCTTCATGCAAGTGGTCTCTGCCATCAGGCGCCATTTTGCCGGAAAGCTCTTGACCAAGTCCGCTACCTTCAGCGCCATGCGCAGGCTCATTTCGCGCAGACGACTCTGGTTCACATTCATGAACTCAATGATGTCGTCTTGTTGGCACTGTTCAAAGTCATAGTCTGCAAACAACACACCATCGCTGGCAATCTGTTTGATACGCAGAATCTTGTCACGCATGGTGTCCAAGGTCAGGTCCAGATAGTGGCAGCGACTCTGCAGTGCATCCAGGTGGTCCCGCAATTTCTGCGATTTCATTTGGTCAAACTTCAAGTTGGTAATAAAAATCACACTGCCTTTGAATTCAAAACTGTCCGGAATGCCTTCACGGCGCAGGCTCGAGCTCTCTGACAACCAAGAAATCTTGCGTTTCTTGCCTGAGTCCAGGGCACCTTTCAGCAGGTTCAAGGCAACGTCATCCAACAAGATTGAGTCGCAGTCATCAAACACCAACACACAGTTTTCGTCCGAATACTTGTAGAGAGTCTGGTACAGGCCAATTGGGGTGGCTGAGCCTTTGACAACTTCTGCACGGAGTCGTTTGCCTGCCAGCTTGTCAAACATGGTGGCCTTGTCAATTTCCAGTTCCACACCAAAGCTCTTGCCCACGCCCGGAGGACCTGACACAATCATGGCACGAATGTCGCCGGCTGTGGCAGCCTTGGTCATTTCTGTTAGAATTTCAAAACGCTCGCGAATTCGAGCCATTGCTTGTTCTTCAGTTTCTGCTGGTGCAGCCACTGCCTTGGCAGTGTTGGTGGTTGTGTCTGTCATGCCGTTAGTATACTCAATATCAGAAATGTTGTCAACACGGATACGGATCGTATCAGGGCAATTGGGGAAATTGCCGTCATTTTTAACAGTGA